TTATCTTGAAGGGTTAGTTGATGCGCCATTAACCTGAGCATTATTTCTTTCCCACTCCAGAATATCAGAAAGCCACCAACGATTGGGGTTTCCCTTTATTGTTGGTTTAGGAAATGGTTTGCTGAGGGACTTTGGCTTTCTGTCTGGAGTACTCCAGAAATACAGAGTGCTTCGTGAAATTTTATATCGTTCCAGAATATCTTTGGTTAACAAGATTTCATTTGTTTTTGTAATGTCGTTCATTTTATTCTCCAGTTGAATTGTTTAATCATCGAAAAACCGCCCGAAGGCGGTTGTCAGTTGATTGATGTGCGGCGCATTTTGCGAAGGCTGGCAATATGCTTTTCCTTCTCAATTTCTGCTTTAATCATGTGTAGTTCGTTGTGATCGATTCGCTCAAATTCTGCATTAAATGCGCTAATTGAAGCGGCTCTGGTTCTCCCATCCAGCCTTCGGAAGATTACCTGCGTCAGAGTGATTTTGCAGACTTCAACCGGATAGTTGTTGGCATCGACGAAAGACTGCCCGCGCTGGATTAGAACGAACACCGGTAGTATTCCTTAATTGTCATATCATTTGCACCTCGTTGCTACTGGCTATCGCCATTGCTCCCCAAATACAAAACCAATTTCAGCCAGTGCCTCGTCCATTTTTTCGATGAACTCCGGTACCATTTCGTCAAAAACCTCCATGTATTTTTCATCCCGTTCGACCACGACATAATGCAGGCCTTCACGCTTCATACGCGGGTCATAGTTGGCAAAGTACCAGGCATCTTTTCGCGTCACCCACATGCTGTACTGCACCTGGGCCATGTAAGCCGACTTTATGGCCTCGAAACCACCGAGCCGGAATTTCATGAAATCCCGGGAGGTAAACGGGCATTTCAGTTCAAGGCCGTTGCCGTCACTGCATAAACCATCGGGAGAGCAGGCGGTGCGCATACTTTCGTCGCGATAGATGATCGGGGATTCAGTAACATTCACGCCGGAAGTGAACTCAAAGAGGGCTCTGGCGTCGTTCTCGTACTGTTTTCCCCAGGCCAGCGCTTTAGCGTTAACTTCCGGAGCCACACCGGTGCAAACCTCAGCCAGCAGGGTGTGGAAGTAGGACATTTTCATGTCAGGCCATTTCTTTCCTGAGCGGGGTTTTGCTATCACGTTGTGAACTTCTGAAGCGGTGATGACGCCGAGCCGTAATTTGTGCCACGCATCATCCCCCTGTTCGACAGCTCTCACGTCGATCCCTGTACGTTGCAGGATAATGTCCGGTGTCATGCTGCTACCTTCTGCTCTGTGACTTTCTGTTTCAGGAATCCAAGAACCTTCACAGCTTCAGCCTGTGTTAGTTCTGAAGATGTGTAAATGTTGCGGCGAAAAATCTGGGAACAGAGCGGCAACAGGTCGTCATCCCACGTTTTTTCCATGGAAGTAAGAAGGGCGTTAATTTCCGACATGGTTTCTTCGTTAACCGGGGTGATGTCGCGTTCCGGCTGACGTTCTGTAGTATATGCAGTATTTTCGACAATACGCTCGGCTTCATCCTTGTCATAGATGCCAGCAAATCCGAAGGCCAGGCGAGCACACTGAATCATGGCTTTGTGCCGTAACATCCGTTTGGGATGCGACTGCCACGGTCCGGTGATTTCTCTGCCTTCGCGGGTTTTGAATGGTGCGCGGCGACATTCATCCATCCACTCGGTAACGCAGATCGGGTGATTGCGATCTTTGCGGTAAATCCGGCATGTACAGGACTCATTGTCCTGCTCAAAGTCCATGCCATCAAACTGCTGGTTTTCATTGATAATGCGGGACCAGCCATCAACGCCAACCACCGGAACGATGCCGTTCTGCTTGTCAGGGAAGGCGTAAATTTCTTTCGTCCAGGGATTAAGGCCGTACTGGTTGGCGACGATCAACAATGCGATAAATTGCGCATCGCTGGCATCACCTTTAAATGCCGTCTGGCGAAGAGTGGTGATTAGTTCCTGTGGGTCGACAGAATCCATGCCGACACGTTCAGCCAGCTTCCCTGCCAGCGTTGCGAGTGCTGTACTCATCCGTTTTATACCTCTGAATCAATATTAATTTGGTGACGGGCGATGGTTTCAGCCATGTAGCGGATGTGTTCTGCCATGCGTTCCTGAAAATCGACATCGTCATCAAATGCACGGGAAATAGCTTTTTTGCTGGCCCCGTGACGTTGCAGATTATCGATGCATAGCGATTCAAACAGGTGTTGGGGCAGACCTTTTTCCAGGTCGTCTGCCAGCTCAGCTTCAGTTTCTTCACGGGCAATTTGCTGGTAGTGTCGTGCCCATGACTGCTCTTCAATGCGATCGGGGATAAGCCAGGCATTCATGATTTATCACCTTCGAAATTTTCAAGCCTGTTGGCAATCATGATGGCGATATCAGGGATTGCTGGCGCTGTGGCTATACATGCGGGGTTGGCGCACAAACCATAGACGGCGGCAATCACGAGCTGTCTTTTCCAGTCGAGAGTTACTGGCTCAGAATTGGCGTCATCGCCGGACGTATCACTGCCTGGCTCGTTCTGAACAACGGTTTCGCCCTCCTGAGCGGCATCAACAGAGTTTTCCTGAATGATCTTCTCCTCAGTTTGTGCTGAGTCTTCTCCATCAGCGGCGTCATTTTCTCCAAAAGTTTCAGCGTAAGTTTCATCTCCCATTACTGGACCACAGTCAGGGCAATGGCCGCCACCGTTCTGACTGCATGTGGTGCAAACCTTTTCCACTTCCTGTTGCATTACTGGCCCTGGCTGTTGCTCTTCTGGCCCGTTTTGTTGCGTATCCGGGCTGTTTTGTCCCGCTTCTGGGGCAATTTGTTCCACTTTGGGCTGATTCTGGTCCTCAGTGTCGCGAGTCTGGATCCCCTTCACCCACTTCGGATCAGCAGGGTTACTGATGCCTTCAACGAATTCTCCACGCGAGGCAGCCAGTAATTTGTCGGCATCGACTGGATTTTTTGGGGGGATGTTTTCCCTGGCTTTATTGAGTTCCTCCCTCAGTTCCTGGTATTTCGTTTCTACAGATGAGACATTTTCCAGTGATTGCGTGTCCTCATTATGTTTAACTGGAATTTCTTCCACTGATTCAGGCGCTGCCTGTTCATTAGCCATTGTGTCCGATGTTTGTTGCTTTTCTTCATCGCCATGTTTTCCTTCTGCTGTTCCGCGCTGCGGCATCGGTGCTGATGAGCGACCGCAGGCAATTTCCACGATTTCCGGATCCGGGTTAGCGTGATCGGTTTCGGTCAACACTTTGTTGAGATATTCAGTCACGCGTGCCGGGATGGCCTCAATGCCGATTGGTGCTTCTTTCACGGAAGCCACCACAATGGCGCGGGAATAATCCAGCCCACCGGGCATGGCGATAAATTTGTCGCGAAAAACAGAAAAGGGCGGCTTATTCTCTGACACGATTTCTTCAACGCGTTTTGCGTGTGCTGGGTGCAGGTTATAAATATCCACATCCATTGAACGGGCCAGAACGCCGGTGGCTACATCTCGTGCGAGTGATGTCTTATCATGTTTGAATCCTTCACCACGATCGGTAATATTTCCGCCGCCAGCGTTAGCACCGGAAGGCGTACGGGTAATGCCTGAAACATAATTTCCGTTCTGCCATTCTTTTGTCAGCAGGCCCTGATCAAGGTAGTCAGTTTTCAT